CTTCTCAAGCGCTATTTTGAGCATCGTTCTTGGGAGGACATTTCAGCTTCTATGTTCTTTTCCCACAGTTGGGTTTACAAGCTGCATAACAACGCCCTACAAGCACTCGATATTCTTCTTCTTTCCGAAAAAGAAATTCCATGAAGATAGTTGAGTGGAGTTAAAGAGAGTTGAGGAGACTCTTGTAATATGGTATAATTATAATGCGAAAAAATAAACGCAAGATGCCATCCACGGGACTTTCTGTGGGTGGCATTTCTTATACCCTAAAGGAGGTATCCAATGCCGACAAAACCCAAGAAACCGTGCGGTTATCCCGGATGCCCCAAGCTGACACACGCTCGTTACTGCGAGGAACACACCAGGGTGATGAACACTCGATATAACAAGTACGAACGTCCTTATGACAGTAGCGAGCGTTACGGCTCTGAGTGGAGAAAGATTCGTAACAGATACATCAAGGCGCACCCCCTCTGCGAGGAATGCCTCAAGGCAGATAGATTAACTCCTGCCAAAGAGGTGCATCACGTTTTGCCACTCAATCACGGCGGCACACACGATGAAAGCAACTTGATGGCTCTTTGTAAATCTTGCCACTCACGCATTACAGCGGAAATGGGCGACCATTGGCACAACCACTAACCCAGGGGCGGTCAAAATCTCCGGGACCTATTTTTTCTACAGCGGGCTGGGGCTTTCACGCGCATTTTTTCCTATTCAAACGGGGTATTAACCCCCAAAGCGTTAAATTACAAGAAGGAGGATTCAAAAATATGGCCAAAGACGGCACCAACCGAGGCGGAGCGCGCCCTGGAACGGGCCCCAAACCCAAGGCGCTTATAGACAAAATCAATGATGGCAAAGCGGACGGCGCAATGGTGCTGCCCACCCCCGTCGAGTTCGAGGGCGAGGACATTCCTCCCGTGAAAGCCTATCTCAAAGCAAAGCAAAAAAGCGGTAAGGACTTGTGCGCCGAGGAAGTTTTTATTGCTACCTTCAAATGGCTCAAGGCGCGTGGATGCGACAAGCTCGTCAACACCCAGCTCATTGAGCAGTATGCGATGTCCGTTTCCCGTTGGGTACAATGCGAAGAGGCAATCTCCGAGTTCGGTTTCCTTGCCAAGCATCCCACCACGGGCAACGCTATCGCCAGTCCGTATGTGGCAATGAGCCGCGACTATATGAAACAAGTGAACGCATCCTGGTTTTCTATTTTCCAGATCGTAAAGGAAAATTGCTCTGTCGAGTATGACGGCGCTACTCCCCACGATGACGTGATGGAGCGTTTGCTTACTGCAAGGAAAGGATATTAACGTATGAGACTATTTTCAACAGAACAAATCAGCAAATATCACCCGGACAAATACGCCGACCAAATCTCGGACGCCATCCTTACCGAATGTCTCTCCCAAGACAAGGACAGCCATTGCGGTATCGAAACGATGGTAAAAGATAACACGGTCATCCTGGGTGGCGAAATCACTACCAACGCAAGGGTTGACTACATCGGCATCGTCCGCAGGGTTGCCGACAAGCTCGGTTACACCGTAGACTCGGTTATTAACCTCATCGGCAAGCAGTCCCACGAAATCAACGAAGCTGTTACCGGTGATACAAAAATCGGTGCGGGCGACCAAGGCATTATGTTTGGATATGCTACGGCTGAAACCGAAAGCAAGCTGCCTTTTGGCTTCGACCTTGCTAATAAAATCATCCGTGCCATTGAACACGACATTGAAACTAACCCCAACTGTCTGTTCAAAGGCGATGCCAAGACCCAGGTCACCGTTGACCTCGATGCCGAGCCTACGCTCGATTCGGTGCAGACAATTCTCGTTTCCGTATGCCACAAGGATATGGCAAACCTTGAGGACGTGAGGGCTTCGGTTACAAGGCTCATCCAGGATATCTTTGGAGAGCATTCTCTGCCCGAGCTTATTATCAATCCCTCCGGCTCTTGGACGATTGGCGGTCCCACCGCTGACTGCGGTCTTACGGGAAGAAAAATCGTATGCGACCAATACGGCGGCTATTGTGCCGTTGGCGGTGGTGCCTTCTCCGGCAAAGACCCGACCAAGGTTGACCGCTCCGCTTCGTATATGGCAAGGCATCTGGCTTGCAAGCTTCTCGATCTCTATCACTTAAAGTGGTGTGAGGTTCAGCTCGGATATGCAATCGGCATTGCCGAACCCATCTCCATCGTTATCAAAAACAACAAGAACATTCCTCTTGAGGATTATGTTATCGAGAACTACGACCTCACCCCTCTCGGCATTATCGAAAAGCTCAACCTTACGGAAAGAGACTATGAGACCCTCGCCGAGGGATGCCATTACAGGGAGGCTTTGATATGAGTAAAACAACTACAACGGAGATGCAGCTTGTCTCCCTTGACAAGCTCGTCCCCTATGTAAACAATGCCAGGACGCATTCCCCCGAACAGATCGGCAAGCTCCGTTCAAGCCTTCGTGAGTTTGGTTTTATCAATCCTGTCATCATAGACCGCGACTATGGTATCATTGCCGGTCATGGACGTGTTCTCGCTGCTCGTGAGGAAGGTATCAATGAGGTGCCTTGTGTATTTGTCGACCACCTCTCCGAAGCTCAGAAGAAAGCATATATCATCGCTGATAACCGAATGGCGCTTGATGCCGGATGGGACGAGGAGCTTCTCCGTGTCGAGATTGAAGCCTTGCAGGGTGAAGCCTTTGATGTATCTCTGACGGGCTTTGACGCGGCAGAAATAGATGACCTCTTCGGCAAGGAAAAAGAAGCGGTCGAAGATGATGATTATGACCTCACCTCTGCCCTTGAAAAAGCCGCCTTCGTTCAGCGAGGTGACGTGTGGGCGGTTGGCAGACACAGACTTTTGTGCGGTGATGCAACAAACGCTGACGATGTCGCAACCCTTATGGACGGCAAACGAGCAAACCTCATTTTAACAGACCCGCCCTACGGCGTTTCCTTTAAAAGCAAAAGCGGACTTACGATCCAAAACGATAGTATGAAGAACGAAGAGTTTTATAATTTCCTTCGTGCCGCCTTTGATAATATGGTTGCTCACCTTGAAACCGGGGGTTCGGCTTACGTATTCCATGCCGACACCGAGGGGCTGACCTTCCGTCAAGCATTCGTTGATGCGGGTTTCCACTTGGCGGGTGTATGTATTTGGGCGAAGAACAGTCTGGTGCTTGGTCGCTCGGACTACCAATGGCAGCACGAACCCGTGCTTTATGGTTTCCTTAAAAACGGAAAGCACAGATGGTATTCCGACAGAAAGCAGACCACCATTTGGAACTTCGATAAACCCAAACGCAATGCCAATCACCCTACGAGCAAGCCGCTTGACCTTTTGTCTTATCCGCTCACCAACTCCTCACAAGAAAACGCTATCGTGGTAGATACCTTCGGCGGTTCCGGCTCCACGCTTATGGCTTGCGAGAAAACGAACCGCATCTGCTATACTATGGAGCTTGACGAGAAGTACGCTTCCGTTATTCTCCGCCGTTATGTCGAGGATACCGGGGACAGCGATAATGTGTATGTCATCCGCGGCGGTGAGCGTATTCCTTATTCCGATCTTGTAAAAGAAGTGGAGGAACGAAATGTCGAATCTTAAACTTGGAAGCTTGTTCGATGGTTCGGGTGGCTTTCCTCTCGGTGGGGTCCTTGCGGGTATCACACCCGTTTGGGCTTCCGAGGTGGAGCCTTTTGCCGTAAGAGTTACCACGAAACGCTTTCCCTATATGAAACACTACGGAGATATCTCTGCTATGGACGGCGGTAAGATTGACCCCGTGGATATTATAACCTTTGGCTCGCCCTGTCAGGATATGTCGGTGGCGGGCAAACGAGATGGTCTTGATGGTTCAAGGTCATCTCTTTTTTATGAAGCCGTCCGCATCATTAAAGAAATGAGGAACGCAACGAATGGAAAATATCCAAGATACATCGTTTGGGAGAACGTCCCCGGAGCCTTCTCCTCAAACAGCGGAAAAGACTTCAAAGCCGTCCTTGAAGCGGTCATCGGGGTCGTCCAAGAAAACACCGAGGTGCCTGCGCCTGAAGGTGGATGGCCTTACGCAGACCTCTACCTGGGAGACGGATGGAGCCTGGCATACAGAACTCTCGATGCTCAATACTGGGGAGTCCCCCAACGAAGACGCCGCATCTTTCTTGTCGCAGATTTTGCAGGTGGGAGTGCCGGAGACATACTATTTAAGTCCGAGGGCGTGTCAAGGTATTCTGCGGAGGGCTTCCGTGCGTGGCAAAGAGCTACCAACAATTTTGAAGGTTGCCCTGGAGCGTCAGGCATCGATGGGTACAACGCAGATCTGACAGGCGACAAGGCCGCCACCCTCGGTGTGAACTGTGGTATGTCCACGGGTCGCAACGGAGTCGTTTTGAACGACCAAGGCGGCAATCGCATGGACATCACCGAAGAGGTCACGTGTACGCTTCGTGCCGAAGCACACCACCCGCCTTGTGTTATGGACTCTGCAGGCTTCTGCACCGAACACTCCGCTCAAAGCAGAAGCATCGGATATGAGGAGGAGCTTGCCCCCACGCTCCGTGCGGGTGTGGTCCCGGCAGCCATTGCTCTTGAGAACCATCCCAACGATGGTCGCATCAAGATTGAAGAGGACGGTAAGGTTCAAACCCTCTCCTCCCGTATGGGAACGGGTGGTAACAATGTCCCTCTCGTTATGAAAATCCGCAGCGGATGCGAAGGCGGTGGCAAAGGTGCTTTGATACAGACCGACAAGTCTGCTACCCTTGCTTGCAACAACGACCAGACCGTTTTCGTTCCGACAACGTGGGATGGCAAACAAGTAGCTCCCACGCTTACAAAGCAGAACGCGGGTGGTAATCAGCGGATGCCGGACAAGGACAACTTCAACTGTGTCCTTCAGCCCTTTGGCATCTGCTCCAAGGATTCCAACGCAATGAAGTCCTCCAACCCTCACAGCGGTATTTACGAAGCCGACACCTCTCGCACCCTTGACGGCAAC